CAAGGTTCCCCCGCCTTATTTCTCCGGAAAATACTGAATTGACTCGGTGGGATACCAGGGCCGGCACACATTTTGCTGACAGAACTCCCCTTCTTTACAAAGGACGCCCTTGCAATCTGAGCGCAGCGAATCCATTCCTCCCGCACTTGCCATTGCCTGAAACCCTTCGGGGAATCTGGGGGCAAACGTACGACGCACCCAGGGAAGAATTGTTACCGCCATAACTAACACAAGGACAAGCCCGACTATTCCATACCCGCCGCGAACCTTCATTCTAATACTTGTATCATATTTCATTTCTGTAGGTTAATGCCCCACGTAGATGGCAATGTAGATGCCGAGGCCATATCAGATACACCTGGTAATACAGTAGGGGCCGGTGGAAGTACCGGGAGGGGATTTCTATCACGCAACTGCATTTTTTCAGGTTCTCCGCAGATTCCATTCATACACCGGGTTGGAAAAGGGCACGGTGGAAGATCCGTTCCACAGCGCGTATATGCCCCGCCGCCTCCAGAAACAAATCCTTCGCTTTGCAAATACGGGTTTATCCTATAGATTCTATCTGCAACAAGGAGTCCTACTGCTATACAGCCAAATATGAGTGCTGCGTACATATCCTTTGACATTTCCTACCCTATAGAGGCGTTTAAAACTTCTTGTTTACCGCTATCTTCGGCCCCTTTAGACGCTGCGCATTGCTCGGATCATATTGATTCGCATCCTCCTCTTCCTTATCCCTGTAGTAGTTGGCAGAATGCTGCCAGAACTCCGGGGCACCAATACGAAAATCACCGTGAATATCGGCCTTGTACCAGAAGATACAGTCCTCCAACTTTGAAGATTGACTGGTATTATCAATAACTAGACATTCGTAGTTCTGAGTACACTGATCCATAATCTGACAGAAGAACTCGAGAGAAGGGAAGGCCGAGGCGTAGTTTTCATAAATGCGTTTTCTGTTATTTGCGTACGGTTCTCTTAAAATAAAGACGAAATCCACATTTGTCCGGAGAGCGGGTTGAATACCAAGGGGATATTGCATCGTAATAATGAAGAATACCTTTAGCCAACGTCCGTTCATAAACAGGTAGCGAATATTCTTATCGTGTGTCCAACTATCATCATACATACAATCATCCAGAATCATAAAAGAGCGAGGGTCGAGGCGACTGCGCCCTCCACCATTCTGCTCCCTTTGAATACGAGCCATAATCATCTTTTGCCGTTTAACAAAGTTCGCAAGAACAATCGGGCTGTATTCGCCGTGAATAAACAGCGGAGGAATCATCTTTCCATAGAAGGAGTTCGATTCCTCCGTACCGCTAATCACGGTTCCAAGGGGCATTTCCTGGTGATGAAAGAGGAGATCCCGAACAAGCGTGGATTTTCCCGTGCGGCGACGCCCGATAAAAATCACCACGGCATCCTGTGGAATCTTTTTCATATCAAACTTTTTTAGTGATACATTCACAGCAGAAGCCATTGTAGTCTGTTAGAGCGAAATCTTTTTTCATTTGCGTTTTACACCCGATATATCATTTACAAATCTCAGTAAGAATGGAAACAAGTCTCCGGGGTATGAATCTTCCCGCTCCTCGTTTTCGGATAGCACCTTTATCACAAGAGATGGAACACGTTCGTGGCTTTCAGGGGCTACAAACGTATTTTCCAACCCTGGGAAAGTTATTCCGAATTACAAAACATCAGTCTAAGCAAATCTGGCTCGATTCCAAAAAGAGAGTGGTAGGCATTGACATCTCGGGCACATTTGGCATATGTAATGCAGCCCTTGTAGAAAATACGGATTCCTCTGAGAATAAGATCCCGGGGGAGTGGCGCCCAGCCTTTCTAAAGGTAACACATCTGCTGGATCCGATTCGTTGGATGAAGGGTGAATACAGTATTCCTCAACAACCAGGTCTCCCTTGGCACTCGAAAACCTGGGCTTCTGCTTGGACGAAACTCCAGGATCAGACAAACCAGGCGTACGTGGAAACAATCGCCTCCTATGCTCTTGGCCGTATTCGTGAGGCCGGTATCTCTCCCCATTTTAATGAGTTTTACGGAGGGTTCTGCGCAACAGCCGACAAATATCATTACAATCTCACAGAGGATTTTCAGAGTTTTAGAAATACTCGATGGTTTTGGCATGGACAACATCGGGAACTCTACAAACTCCATGTGGCCGATACAAAATATAAGGATGCCCCTGTTCCTCAAACTGTTCTTGAAGAGATTCTTCGAGAACCATCTGAAATGACGTCTGAATCGGATTCTTATCAGGAGGAAGAGTTGGATGCCGAGTCCATTGACGAAGAGGAGGCGTCACTCCATTCCGATGAGATGTCTGATCTATCTTTTACTGAGGATGTCGAGAAATCTTCTAGCGACGAGAATCAAAAAGATGATGTATCCAGTTCTACGGGTGATTCTTGCGTAGAGGATAAATACAATATTTATTCGGAGATTTCGAAGTTTCCTGTTATGATGATCTGCATTGAGCGCAACGAGGGGACAATGGATGCCCTTTTAGACGATTATTTAAAAGTGGGAGCGACTCCTGGAAGCGAGGAGTGGGAGATTCGTTGGTCGGCATGGGTGTTTCAAGTGATTGCTGCCATGAGTGTTGCCCAGGCAATGCTCGGTTTCACGCATAATGATCTTCATACGAATAATATTGTTTGGGTTAGCACGGAAGAAGAGTTCTTGTACTATACAAAGCGAAGTGGTGAAGTGTTCAAAGTTCCCACGTTCGGAAAACTCTTTCGGATCATTGATTTTGGCCGCTCTATTTTTAACATTAATGAGCAGTTATTTTTTAGCGACGATTTTAAGGGGGGGAATGATGCAGAGGGGCAGTATTGTTTCAAGCCTCTTAGTTCAAAAGTGATTCACGAAGTTCCCCCGAATCCGTCCTTTGATTTATGTCGCCTTGCCGTGAGCCTCTTTGACGCCCTCTTTCCCGAGGCTCCCGATAAAAAAGAGGGTGGCGCTGTTCTAAGTTCTGAAGACGATTTGGTCGTAGAAGAAACGGAGTCGCCTTTGTACAATATTCTATGGTCTTGGATGTTAGATGATGATGGCTGCAATGTTCTGGTGGAACCCTCTGGTGAGGAGAGGTTTCCCGACTTTGACCTCTATAAGCATATCGCAGCATATGTTCATGGGGCCGTTCCATCACAACAGTTTTCGAAACCTGCCTTTGATAGATTTCAGGTATCTTCGTCGGAAGTTGGTGATGTGAAAGCGTGGTCGCTGTTTTGCTAGAAAAATTGAGGCAGTCATGTGACATACAGGGTGTCATACTATGAACATCTTCTTTCTGAGTCGCAAGACACGGCGTTGTGCTAGATGGCATTGCGATAAGCATGTGGTGAAGATGATACTTGAATCTACGCAAATGCTCTACACTGCGAATCACGAAAACGGGGGAAAAGAGGCTGTTGAGTCTGGGGCGCCTATGTGCGCTTCAACTGGGCGGCGGGGCTATAAGTCTCATGCAAAGAATCATCCTTGTACAAAATGGGTTAGAGAAAGTCTTGCGCATTATAACTGGCTTTTATCACTGGCATTTGACCTTGTGCGAGAACATATGTTTCGGTTCTCACCCAAGTCCATTCATGCGTGCAATGCACATCTTCTTTGGCTAAAGGCCAATCCTCCGCCTGGGCTAAAAGAGCGCAAATGGTTGCGTGATCCTCCCACGGCAATGCCCGAGCAGTTTCGTCTTGGCGATTCCATCCGTAGTTATATAGCATATTACAACGGAGCGAAGCGAGAACGGGGACTTTTAGTTTATACAAAGCGTCATGTTCCACATGTGTTTGCCTAAAAGTTGGGAACACCGACTTTGACCTCGAGTTCACCCGTGTCTTCCCCACCTTTTTGCGTGACCTCAGGGGTTGCTAGGGCAGAAACAGAAAGTGGGATAAGTGCCATAATCGTAGTAATCATGTACTCAGAGGATTCTGGAAGTAGTTGTACAATCATTAACATCATTAGTGCTCCGATGATAAAATCTCGGGCAACTGTTTTTACAGATGGTTTAACTTCCTCTAGAAAATACATTGTACTGGCCCCGAGGCTAGAAATAACTACACCACCCAATATCATTGCAGGGATTAGGAGTTGTGCTGACATTCTGGCCGCTATAAAGGAAAAAAAGAGGGGATGAACTACGCAAACGCATTTACATGAGTTCTTCGAAATCCATTGGAAGAATGGAATCTTTAGGTTCTATATCCTCAAACTCATCCATTTCTGCCGGAGGTTCGTCGATAATTTTTATAGAATCTTGTTCCTCTTCGGCAATAATAGGAATATTACCTTCTTCCTTTAATAACGTGTCATTGCCAGTGAAAATCATTTCGGAAGCCTTTTCAGCCTTTTCAACCTTTTCGGCCTTTTCGGCCTTTTCAACCTTTTCAACCTTTTCAACCTTTTCAACCTTTTCAACCTTTTCGAAAGGCTCTTTCGACTCTTCTGATTTTTCTTCACTTGTACTCTCGACAACATCTTCTAGATTTGTATCGGCCTCGGCCTCAGCCTCCTCTTCTTCCTCTTCTGCATCCTCCTTCAAATATTCACGCAAGATACTCTTTACAGGAAGCATACCTCTTATACCCTGTAGCACACCCTCATTCAGCATATTTTCAATCAATCGTAGATTCTTCTGCCTCTCAATCGCCGGAGCAGAATAGGAAAATAAATACGTATTGCTCCATAAAAGTCGCGCACACTCTGTCAAAGTCCTGTGGAGAAAATGCTCCAGTTTCGGAATAGTAATCTGCAACTTCTTCTGTTTCGTTGTTAAACGAATCGCAGAAAGAACTTTCGTATGGGCAATAAACACTGCCGTCATAAGTTCATCCAAATAATCACACCTGGATTTTGCCGCAATATTAGATGTTTCTCGCTGAACCTTATCCACATTCCACTCCGAGATTCCCTCCAGCAACGTTTGGAACATCACAAGAACACGCTTAGAATCTTGTTCCTTTTGCTTCGCCTCTTCGAGAAGATCTAAAAAATACTGTTGAATACATGGCACTAGGTACTGACATAGTTGCGTCGTGTACTCTGATTTTGCCTCTGCATAGACGCTGACACCCTCACCACCTAGATCCATACTAGTGTAATTCATGGAGTTATAAAACTGTTGCCGGACGCATCTTTAATAAAAAATGGCTAATCTGAATCCAGGGAGAAGATCCTGCTCCTATACAACGAAGACAATCTTGAACTTCTACGCAGTCAATGCCGTAACTTTGTATCATTGCCTCTAAAATCACGTAAGGATCCGCACCCTTTTCTCTCAAGTGTACAATCTCTTTCCAGGTAGGAACGTAGAGGTCTTCTGGTATTACCGGTAAAATCTGTAGATGTTTTGCAAGAGATTTGGTTCGCAGTGTTCGATATGATGTCTCAGAGCGCATTGTAACAATATTACATCGTGATAAGATGGGTGGCGACATTTTCCAGATTTCTCGGACTTCTAGACAACACGTGACGTTTGGCGCGGAAGTTTCCAAGATTCTTCGTAAAAATGCCTGCGCCTCCTGTGTTAAATCATCTGCCCCCTCAATCCAGACAAAGAGGCGTTCTTTAGAGCGTACCTGTTGGTGCAGTATTTCTCGCCCTTCTCTCAATGAACGATCAATACGCGCATTCCATCGAAAGAGTTTTGCTCTTTCTCCTTTTGCTTCGTCCTGTATCCAACGGGATTTACCTGTGCCAGGTTCGCCGCTAATAAGCAGAGAACCTTTCCAGGTTTGTCTGGACATTCTAGGATGGGTTGTCTTTGGCTGTTTAAGCGAGGCAACTCCGTTTAAGCGAAGCGAGATTTGCCCCCACGGCGCGTTTTTCGCCCTTTATTGCGCTGTGTACCCCCCCCTTTTCTAGATTTTTTTCCAGGTTTCTTAGGAGGATTTATAAACTCACTTACTTTCTTTTCTATATCCTCGAAATCTACGGCCTTTCCATTTGACACATCTATCTGTAGATCTTTTATAGTCTCAGATATATCATCACTTTCTTTCCCGCGTCGGGCACTCTCAGCAAGCCTTTTTTCTTTATAGTGTGCCTGTAATCTATCTTTCAAAGATTCTAGGTTTTTAATATCTTTATTTCCATCAATAAATAGTTGTGTTACTTTACCAGGTTTATTCTCTTCAATGGCAGTGTATACCTTTCTTTGCTCTTCTGTCATAGGTTTTATAGCGTCCATCCCTTTAAAGGCACGCTCCTTCTCTTTTTTATTTTCACTGTTTGGCGCGGCCCCTGAATACGTAGTAACAATACATTCCACTTCGTCGCCAGTTAAAAGATATCGATTCTTCTCTATTACACGAACCGGTTCCCAATGGACATCGTGTGCATTGCTAATAACATAGGCAGAAGGATATGAGCCTGCCTCCTTACCCTTTGCATATATTACTTTTGCCACTCGAGGGTTGCCTTTACCAATCACAACTATCGATATATTATAATAATAACATAACACTTTTATCAAATCGTCTGATAATAACTCGGATTCGGTTGTTAACTCTTCTTTTATATTTTTTTCTGTAAATTCTTCACTTTCAGGAACGAAATCACCTTGTTTAAAAACAAAATCAACAATGAGAGGAAGAGTCTTTCTCCTAAAGTTTGTTGCATAGGTCAGATATTCTTTATCTTTTATCTTAGCCGCTCTGAAGTTTGGGCATGTTGTAATTAAAAAAGAATGGACAAAACAGTCTGAGTTCTTTCCATCTGCGTTTAAACATT